TGTCAGGGACCTACTTTAAACTTCACTCCCTATGTAACAGGTGCTGTATCAAAACAAAAACCTTGGGAACCTTATTATAACGATCCCGTATACGATATCACAGATAACTTTGGTGCCTTTGATGAGAATGGAAATGCAATCGGTGATGGTATTTTAGATAATCCTGGCGACATAGTATTCTATAAGAAAACCCGAACAGGACAAAAAGATAACTACAACCTCTCAGTAGGTTTCTCTGCTACTTGGTCCAGACCATTAGATAACAAATTACAAAATCAATGTAAAGAAGCAGCAGCAACTCAAATCAAACTACAGCAACAACTAACTGCTAATAAAAGGCTTGACTTTGAACTTGCTCGTCTCAAGACCTGCGGAAATCTAATGAAGGAGGGTATTATGTTTACCCCAGGCACAGAGATGTCTAAGTTATGTGCTGATGTAACCGTAATGAATAAGAATGCGATTGCTCCTCATAGACATTCTATACCTTCCGCAAATCTCTCTGTAACTGGCGTCTCTCAGAAGTAGATAATATACTCTTTTTTTTAAATTTTCTTTGAATCTTATTGACGACTTGCTTTACTGCTGGTTTGATAAGTCTCAATATTAACTCAGCAATCGGTTTACCAAATACTGCTGCCGCTGCAGCTGCCGTTGCGATGGTAACAGTTGTTGTGACTTCTTCTGCTGTCGGTAAATATTTTTCTACAAATCCAGGTTCTTCTTGTATCTCAACAGTTTCTTCTTCTTTTTTTATTGTCGGAATAGTAATTTCTGGAGTATCTAATTTAGGAAGCATCGGATCATATGGAACTTCCGTAGTTTCAGAATTCTTATCCGGTTTAGTTTTAATTCCTTTAGTAGGTTCAGGTGGACCTGTAAATACCAACTGTTTTGGATTGTAATCAATAGGATTAAAAGACGGCACTTGACCATCACATAATGTCATAACCCTAGTAGGATCGTTATCAACCAATCCAGGTCCATCAGGATGTGCCTCCACACATCCAGGCATATCTATAATAGGAACACCTAATGTTGTTGTAATTGGTGCAGTATTGTTAATTACTGGTTCTGGTAGTCCAGTAAATATACTTCTTACTGGAGGAATACCAGTCTCTCTTATAGATCCAATTTGTACATTACGAATCTCAGGCATTAGTCCTTAAAGATATTTGCAATAGCAGTAAATAGATGAAAGAAAATTACATACAGAAAAAACTTATCCTGATTTTCATTTCTTTTTTTTGCTGGTACTGATCTAGACATAGAGTAAAAAAGTTACGTAACATTGCTATTTAATATAGTTTAGTTAATTCTCACTTAAATTTAAGGTAAATACAAGAATGTGTTGTTATCGTTTGTCAATATTATAAAAACTATAATCGGTAATCATACTGAACAATCTCATCTTTAGTATTCTTAGATACTCTTGCTCTTCAGCAGGTCTTGCTGGAGAACCAGGCCATTTCTCAATCGAATAACACACATGACTATAAAGCATACGAACTTCATCTATACCCATCTCAACAGAACAATACCAATCTTCTTTTTCTTCACCCATCAATCAAAGTTCCTTTTGACCTACGAATCTCTCTAAGTTCTTCAAAATCTTTTTTCTTTGTACCACCATCATATTCCCAAGCATACCCTTCAGTAATCATATCCTCATTTAATGATACTTCTGCATCTCCAATATATAACCAACCAAGAAGGCGACCATACTTACCCACACCACCAACCAATTCAGTTCTAATAATGAGATCATCATCTCCCTTGATAGCTGATTCTAATTTTTCCTTTAACCAATTAGTAGCATCAATTCCAAGTGCCTTCTCTTCCTTATCTCTAGTTCTTTTCTCTGGTGTATCAACACCAGCAACCCTTACTCTTTCTTTCTTGTAAAGGTCAAATCCCAAATCAATAGTAACATCAATAGTATCTCCGTCTACGACTCTATTGATTTTTACAACTCTAAAATTATAGCAGGACTTCCTGCTTGGTGGAACCATAGCACCCATTACTTTTTCTCCTGCTCTTTATACTTTATGCTGATTTCTTCAACATAACTAAATCTATTTACCTCAGAAGGACAAGGTTGCTCATCACTCATTCCATTTTCAACAAATGCATGTGCTGGTCTTGCATCTACTGCAACAGCAATACCAATTAAAGCAACTCCTGCAGAAATAACAGCAGCAGCACCCCAGACCCAACGTTCTAGTTTACGAACACGGTCACGAAGATCTTGAAAGTCTCTTTCATTATCTTCAAGTTTCTGCTTCAGGAGTGCTATCTCCCGATTCTGATCCGCATCGATCTGATTGATTTGGTCCGGCATCGTTCACCTCATCAAAAGCCATACTCATTATATAGTAAATATAATATCCGACACCAAAAAGGAGTGTGATTATTAAAACAATCACACTCCAAACAGGATCATTTGTATTTTCAAGAGGACGCAAAAATAAATTCATTTTATACTACTTTTTCTTTATTCTCCAACTCTTTTTTATCATTTTCTTTTTTATCCTTTTTAGCAGGAACGACCCCAAAAGTCGCTAAAGTGCCAGTAAAAACACTGGCAATGAAAGTTGGGTCGATGTTTCTTTGAGGCATACCAGGAATAGTTACATAATTAAGGGTCAGAATTGATGCTGACCAACCCAATATAACAACTCTCACAAGGGTAGATACCCCTTCATCAGCCCATTCAAACTTATTCTGCTTGGCATCCTCTTTCTTCTTTGGACTTGATTCCATTAGAAAGATGCGAGGCATTATTATTTATTTTATTTAAGTACTTATCAGATGACATTTCAGTAATTAAAGTCTGTCCAGAATTAATAAAATCTTTACTTTTATCTACCGGTGAATTGCCCATAAGATTAAATCATTTTACGTAACTATTTACTCACTAATGAAACCCTCTTCAACAAGAAACTTTCTTGTCAATGGTGTTGGTTCATATACTTCCCACATATTACCAGCAGCACATGCTTCCAGTGCTTTCATAGTCATTCCCTCAGTCTTTCCTGCCCAAGTTGCTTCTGCTTCCCAAGGAACAGCAGCAGAGAGATAAGTTCTTTCTGTCATCTCTCTCCAAAAAGGAGGAACACTCTCTTCTGGCAGAATAATAGCAACTAAAGAATTCTTAATGCTTCCTGCCATACAATCTTGAGCAACATGCCACCCTTCATGACGCATTACACTCATCAATGTAGATGGACGACCCATAAATGCTTTATTAAGAAAAAAGTTATTTCCTACAGTATGATAAACTCCACGATGTCCAGGAGGAAAATACTTTTGGTCTGCTAAAAACACTTTAACTCCGATCCTACTGAGAGAACTGAGCATGTTGTTGAACTCTGTAGCAATAGGAGTAAAACTAGAAGTATTGGGATACTGACTAGAAACATCCAGAAGATTAGTGACCTGTTCGACTCCATCTGTGCATTCCAGAAGTAACATACAACCCATTGAGTCGTATGAATTATATCCTTTTGTAATTTTATCTTCAGCAAATACCGGAGTACCGATACTAAGTGCCATTAAAGCACCAATAATAAATTTCTTCATGGTGTAGTAAATGATTGAATCGGTAGTCCAGTTTGAATAGGTAGTTTTTGCTCAGGAATAACACCACCAGTAACTGTTGGGATCTCTGGAATATCAGGCATTAGACCCTCAATAATTTCAGGAATTGCTTCCGAGATTTCCTGAACTGCTTTTTCTCTCACACTCTCAATCATTACATCAGCATTCTTGTACAAATACCAAGTGCCACCAACAACACTTAGTGATACAAGACCCGATAAAAGTGCGATTACATTAATTACTTTTTGCATAATATGCCTCGTAGTATTTTACAATCCCAAAGTGCGTCTTATGACCTTGCGATATCCAGTCGTGAGCACACTCAAAGATTGATTGACTTGAGTATTTAGGAACTACTCCATCCATTTGCCCACCAAATTTTGCGAGTAAAATTTTAAGAACTTCTTCACGAAGTTTCATCTTCTCCGGACTATAACGCCAATCAGAAGTATCAATGGGTCTATCCATTTTACCAAACCAACCATATCCCTGAGTGAAATGTCCAGGACCACATTCGATAAGTGACATTTCAAGGTCTTTACAATTTATTATTTCTTCTGTAATTGTATTAATCATGAGAAAACAAATTTCTTTGTATAGTTATAAGCATAGACCTCTCGTTTTCCTTTGATACCCCATCCTAACCAACGATAAGCAGGACGCAT